CAGCCCACGTCGGGAGGCGTCGGCACATCCCAGAGAAGGACTTATGGAAGAAACCGAAACGACCAATCTGCCCGAGGATACGTCCGAGGCGGAAGTCGAGAATGAGGTTCAGGAACAGCCCGAACAGCTACTCGACGACGACGGCAATCCCATCGAGGATCAGGCCGAAACCGAAGAGGAAGAGTTCGAGGAAATCGAGCGCGGCGGGAAGAAGGCCAAGGTTCCGGCCTGGCTGAAACCCGAATTGATGATGCAGGCCGATTACACCCGCAAAACACAGGAACTGGCAGAGGTTCGCAAGGCCGTCGAGGCCGAGCGCACCGCCTTCCAGCAAGCCAGTGAGCAGGAAATATCGGCCCGCGGCAATCTGGTCGCGATCGATAGCCAATTGGCTCAGTACTCCAAGGTAGACTGGAACGCTTTCCACGATAGCGACCCGTTCGAGGCGCAGAAGGCGTTCACACAATACCAGCTCCTTCGGGATGCCCGCACGCAGACCGAAACCCACCTTGGACGACTCCAGCAGGAACGCACAGTCAACGAGCAGCGGGAAGCCGCCAAGCGACTTGAAGAGGGCGCCGCTGAGATCGCCAAGGCCATCCCCGAGTGGTCACCCATGACAGCCGCCAAGCTGGTGGAGGCAGGACAAAAGCACCTCGGCTTCTCGAAAGAGGATCTGGATGGGATCGACGATCCCCGTGTTGTCATTGCCCTCAATGCAGCGGTGAAGTGGTACGAGCACGAGGCACAGACAAAGAAGGCGAAGAGCATCGTCAAGGCTCAGGAAGTTCAGCCAGCAGCCAAGGTCGGACGCAGCAGCGCACCGCCCGCCGGACTGGATGACCGCCTGTCAGCCGACGAATGGCTCCGTCGCCGCGAAGCCCAGCTTCGGAAACGAGGCTAACACCAAACCCGCGTCGTGAGACGCCATTTTCTCTTAGAAAGAACTTTTTACCATGTCGAACACCATCCTCACCCCTACGGCGGTGACGCGCGAGTCTTTGCGCATTTTCCACCAAAAGCTGAACTTCATCGGTTCGATCAACCGCCAGTATGACGACTCGTTCGCCAAATCCGGCGCGAAGATCGGCGACACGCTGAAGATCCGCGAACCCAACCAGTACGTGGTCCGCACCGGCAAAACGCTCGACACGCAGGACACTTCGGAGACCAGCCAGACCCTCACCGTCGCCACACAGAAGGGCGTTGACCTCAACTTCTCGTCGGTCGACCTAACGCTGAGCCTGGACGACTTCTCCAAGCGCATCCTGGACCCGGCGATGTCGGTGCTGGCCGCCGCGGTCGAGGCCGATGCGATGTCGATGAAGAACGACGTCTATAACGCGATCCACGACAACAGCAACGCGATCACCTATGCCGACGTGCTTGACGGCCGCGTCCTGCTCCAGCGCAATCTCGCGCCCACGGGCAGCCGCACCGCGAACATGAGCTCGGTGGACATGGCCGATCTGGTCAAGGACACCAAGACGCTGTTCAACCACGGCGGCGAGATCGGCAAGCAGTACAAAGAGGGCTACATGGGGCGGGCCGCCGGCTTCGACTTCATGGAGAACACGCTGTGGGCGGGCTTCACCCGTGGCGGCGCGAACGGCTCCTACGTCTGCAATACGTCCACAGGCATCACCTCGGGCACCGCATCGATCGTGGTGACCACGGGCTCGGGCACCTTCGTTGTCGGTGACATCATCACCGTCGAGGGCGTCTATTCGGTCCACCCGGAGTCGAAGGCTTCGACCGGCGTTCTTCAGCCGTTCGTTGTCACCGCGGCATCGGCCGGCGGCAGCGTCACGCTGTCCGTTTCGCCGACCCCGGTCACCTCGGGCGCAAGGCAGAACGTGACCATCGTTTCGGCTGGTGCGTCGAAGGCCGTGACGGTCTCGGGCGCGGCGGATGCGGTCTACACCTCCTCGCTTCTGTATCAGGAGGATGCGTTCACCTTCGCCACGGCCGATCTGGTCATGCCGAGCGGCGTGGACTTCGCGCGCCGTGAGGTGATGGACGGGATCAGCCTGCGAATTGTTCGTCAGTACGACATCAACAACGACAACTTCCCGTGTCGTCTCGACGTCCTCTACGGCTACAAAACGCTGCGCCCCGGCCACGCCACGCGCCTCCACTTCAACTGATGAGATTAGGGCGGTGGCTTAGGCTGCCGCCCTTTTCATGCTCAAATCACAAGGAATCTGAATAATGGCAGTCGAATATCTTGGCACGGGGAACGACGATGGCGTCAACCTCGGCCGCTCCATCACCGACAAGATCGGTTTCTACGGTCTCGCTGCTCCGATCGCGCAGCGCGCCGGCGCGGCTCAGGCGACCTCGCTCGTCGGTACCGCTTCCTCAACGGATGTCGATACCAACCTCAAGGCCGCGGTCATCGAGATCATGAACACGTTTGCTGCGCTCAACATTTGGAAGGGCGCCGCCTAATGAGGGGCGAGGAGGCAAGGAAGGTCATCTTCTGCGTCCCCTCGCTCGAAGGACCAACCGCCCCTTTCAAGGACGCTCTGGAGAAATCCATCGGCGCCGTGATCGGGGCGGGCTGGGACGAAGGCCTGGCAGAGGAACGGGGCTGTCCGTACATCAGCTCCGCCCGCGCAACGATGCTCCGCAAGGCGCTCGACGCCAAGGCCGATGTGATCGTGTTCCTCGACTATGATCTGTCGTGGGATGAGGGCGATCTGCTCAAGCTGATCGAGACACCGGGCGATGTTGTCGCGGGAGTCTATCGGTTCAAGACGCCTGAAGTCTCCTACATGGGCGTTCTATGGCCCAGCCACGACGGCAGCGTGACCGTCCGCGAGGACGGATGCGTAAGGGCGGATCGCGTGCCGGCGGGCTTCCTCAAGATCACCAAGGAAGCCGTCGAAAAGTTCATGGGCGACTATCCCGAGCTGATGTTCGGCCCGCGCTATCATCCCTCGATCGACCTGTTCAATCATGGTGCGCACGAGGGGCTGTGGTGGGGCGAGGATTACGCCTTTTGCCGCCGCTGGACTGCGAAGGGCGGGGAGATTTGGATCGTCCCCGATCTGAACCTCACGCACCACAGCAAGACAGACGCCTTCCCCGGCAATTTCCACGAACACCTGCTGCGCCAGCCTGGCGGCAGCAAGCATGAGGAGCCCGCCTGATGGCAACTCTTGCCGAACTGAAAACCCGCATTCGCCTTGAGACGAACAAAGACGACATCGCGGTCAGTGGTGAGGCTGAAACGGCCCTGACGACGGCGCTGACACAGGCTGTCGAATATTATTCAACCGAACTGTTCTGGTTCAACCGCGCCTCTGGCTCGGGGAACACGTCCGCCGCAACCGCGACGATCGCGCTGCCTGCGGGCATCCGCTACCCGCACACGGTCTCGTATCTCGGCGAGACGCTGCGCAAGGCCGATCTCCACGAAATCGAGCACCGCACAGAAACGGGGCTCCCGACGCACTGGGCCGAGAACGAGGGGCTGATACAGCTCTGGCCGATCCCTGACGCCGCATACACACTGAGTGTGTATGGCCTCGCCTCCACGGCACTCCCGGCTGACGGCGCCTCGAACATCTGGACCGCCGAAGCGGTTGACCTGATCGCCGCCCGCACCCGCTTTCTCCTGTTCCGCGACATCTGGCGCGACATGGAGGGCGTGCAGCTCGCCGCATCGGCCGAGGGTGAGGCTTTGTCCCGCCTTCGCAAGGAAACCCGCCGCCGGGGGATAACCCCGCTTCGTTCCACCGGCAGCGAGCCGTGGGCAACCGGCAATTCATTCAACATCAATCGAGGCTAACAGTATGGCAAGAGACTTTGACCCGAACGGCGGCTTTCAGAACGTGTTCGCGGTCGGCGCGGGCGATAACGAGCCAGTCGCGGCTTCCCAGACAGACCAGGTCATTGGGCCGACCGGCGCGGCTGGCGATAGGCTGAATGGCCTCTTGATCGTTCCTGCGACCACATCACCGGGCGCAGTGAGTGTCAAGGACGGCGGCGGTTCGTCGATCACCGTTTTTACAGGTGGGGCGTCGTCGGTTTCGGATCTCAAATCGTTCTATGTCTATTATGGCGACGCGCGAAGCTCGTCTGGCGCGTGGAAAGTCACCACGGGGGCTAACGTCTCTGTGGTGGCCTTCGGCGACTTCACCTGACACGCCCTGCGATTCTGTCGGCAACGCAGGTTGGCGGCGGGATATCCTATTCTGCGGAAGCTACAGCGCTCTTCGCCCGCATGTCCGTCGCTCCCGATGCTACACGCAAGGGGCATATCGATACGCTTATCGTTGCTCTGAAGGCCGCTGGCGTATGGACGAAAATGGACGTCCTTTACATGCTCGCGGCGCACGATGCGCAAGCCGCGCGCCTCAATTGGAAATCCTCGAGCTTCGATGCCAGCGCGGTAAATTCGCCCACGTTCACGACGGATCGGGGATATACTGGCGATGGCGCCACGTCCTATCTCGACACGGGGTTCAACGCCGCAACGGCGGGCGGCGGGTTTGCGCGGGACAATGCCCACATGGGTATTTGGGTTGGAACCAACGTAAGTTCCTCTACGCAGTTTGATTGCGGCAACAGCAACGGTTCTCTCTGCACGCGAAACCTGACGACGGCGCGCGTGAAGGGCAACTCTACATCGATCGACGCCCCCACTCTTCCGGTTGCCACGTCGATCGGCTGGCAGTGCTGGTCGCGCAATAATTCCGCGGATTTCGAGCACGTCCAAAACCTTGGAACCCCGGTCTCGATCGTGCGCGTATCCAGTGCGCTGGTTTCCGTCCCCGCGTTCATTCTGGGTAACGTGGTGGCTGGCCCGACCCTCAATTCGCCCAGCACGCGCAGGGTTCAGGCATATCATATGGGCTCCACCCTGACCGACACGGAAAGGGACGCGACCTACAACGCGATGGCGACCTACATGACAGCAGTAGGAGCATAGCATGGAACTTCCCTGCTACATCCTCAACACGCTCCAGGCGGACAAGGCCAAGGGCTACCGGGGCAAGCTAGGGTCTCGGATCGACCCGCGCTATATCGCCAACGGCACCCACGCCGGCAGCTACGCCATTCCTGACCGCGTCACAGATGATGAGGATTTCGCGGCATATTGGGGGGACATCGGCAAGCTCGCGTGGGCTGTGATCGATACGGACGAGGCATGGCCCTACGTCGAAGAGGTTGAAGAGCCTGAGGCTGGCCTGCTGAGCCGCATGTGGTCGGCAGTTGTAAGCGCATTCACGACTTCGGACATTGACGGGCAGATATGAGGCTAAGCGCCCCGGCCGACGCCCCCCCATCGGTCCACAAGCTCGTGAAGCGCATTGTCGAAGCGGACAAGGAAGCCCGCACAACGCCGCTGAGGCTTCAGGAATACGCGACCGCAGCCGACCTACCGCCCGCAGCCGATTGGCGCGCAGGGCTCGTCTACGTGACCTCGATAACGATGGTGGCCGTGTCCGATGGGACCGACTGGCGCCGCCTCGACACAGGAGCAGCTCTCTAGTGGCAGATACCTATACCACATCGAACCGCTTCGAGAAGATGGAGCCGGGGCAATATCTCGACACCTGGGGCGCGCGGTGGAACGCGCAGGGCGGAAGCGATCTCATCGACGCGGCTCTGGATGGCGTGGAATCGTTCGCGCTATCGGGCTCAAAGACGCTCACCAACAACAACGGAGCGGCTGACGAAGCCCGCAAGCGCATTCTGAACGTCACTGGCGGAACGGGTGGCACAATCACCATCCCCAACGTCGCGAAGGCTTATCTGGTCCGCAACGCATCTTCTGGCGATGTCATAATCACGACCGGCAGCGGCACCACGGCGACCCTTGTGGCGGGTCTAACAAAGTGGGTGTTCAGCACAGGATCGAACGTGGTTTACGCCGACTCCGGCCCTGATTTCGGCTCTGCCAACATCGTCACCACGGGAACGCTAGCGGCGGGTGCAACCACCATCACCGGTACCGTCAACGTGAGCGACGGCACTACCGCGACCAAGAGCGCAAATAGCGAGTTCTTCGGCTTCGTGTCCGTGAACAGCAACACCGGCAGCGGTTCGGTCAGCACGCTTCGCACCAGCGCGAACGGCTCGACCTTTGACATGACCGCCTATGCGCCGGCCGTCGTGACCTACGGCAACAAGGCCGCGCTTCTGGTTAGCGGCACCGCGACGGCGCTGGTGACTCGGATTGCCGGAACACCCCAAACCGAAGTGACGGGGAGCGGCCTGTTTCTCGTCAACCACAGTACCACGGCGAGCGCCGCGAATGCCTTCATTAACAGCGGGTCGAGCCCGGTGGGCCAGCTTCTGCGCTCCACCTCGTCGGAGTGGTACAAGACTGGGATCGAGGACGTCGAACAGAAGTACCTCGACGCGGCGTTGTCGATCCGCGCGGTATATTATCGCTCCGACCCCAAGCACGTGCCGAACGACAACCCGGCGTTTGGGCATTGGGGGCACATTGCCGAGGAAGTCGCCGCGATCGATCCGCGCCTAGTCCATTGGGGCTATCAGGAGCGCGACTTTGAGACTTACACGTTCGAGGTTCCGGCCGAAGTCGAAACCGGCGAGATGGACGATGACGGCAACCCGATCACCAAGACGGTGATGCGGACGGAGGAGGGGAAGCGCCTCAAAGAAGGCGCGGAGCTCCGCCCGGATGGCGCGCAATATGAGCGCATCAACGTCCTGAAGATCGAGGCCCTGAAGCGGAAGGTCGAAGCGCTTGAGGCGCGGCTTGCGAAATTGGAAGCCGCTTAGATGCGCGTCGCGTTCGATCCGCCTCCGGGCCTCAACAGCAACGACACGATCTATGCCGTCCCCGGAGCTTGGGCGACTGCGACCAACATGCGCTGGGAGGACAATAGGGCGCAGACGGTGGGCGGCTATGCGAAGACCTTCGCCAGTGCCCTTACGGGAAGCTGCCGCAACGTCTTCAACTGGTCGAACAACACCGGCAAGGCCAACATCGCGTTCGGGACGCATTCCAAGCTGTACGTCTATGTCGATGGGGCGCTGGCGGACATAACGCCGGCAGGGCTCGCGGCGGGTTCATCGTCGACCGGAAGCCAGGGCTCGGCTTACGGCATGGGCACCTACGGCGGCGGCACTTATTCCGTCCCGGCGAGTCAGTACAAGCTCAGAACATGGTCTCTGGCGGCGTGGGGACAGACCCTGCTCGCCAGTGCGAGGTATCAAACAATCAACCAATGGAGCAACGACCCCGGCGCTTTGGCTGTGGAGATCACCCAAGCCCCGAACGAGATCGCGGCGATGCGGGTCAACTCCAAGACACGCCAAGCCATCGCGTTCGGATGCAACGAAGAGTTGACCGGGAATTATAATCCCTTGGCTATCCGGTGGTGCAAATCAGAGGATCTGACCATCTGGACCACCGCCGCGGACAACAATGCCGGTGAGTATATTCTAAGCGGCGGAGGGCAGATCATCACAGGCGAGCAGGTAGGTGACGTGCACGGCGTCTGGACCGACAAAGACCTCTACCAAATGCTCTATGTTGGCGACCCCGGGCAGACCTACCAGTTCGACATAGTGGACACGAATTGCGGCATCGCCGGCCCCAATGCGGTTTGCGTGATGGGCGGCGTCGCCTACTTCCTCGGCAAGGATAAGCGCATAAGGGCATGGGGCGGCTACGGCACGAAGCCCGTCGTCATCGATTGCCCGATCTGGAAAGATTTTGCCGACAACATCGTTGACCTCCAGATCGACAAGGTTGTGCTGTCGAGTAACACGAAATTCGGGGAGATTTGGCTCTTTTACCCAGACACGCGGGACGGCACGGAGAACAGCCGCGCCATCTTCTTCAAGATCGCTGGGCAGGGCGTGCTTTGGTCCAAATCGGACTTCGCCCGCAGCGCCTTCTGCGATTCAGGCGTGCTTTCCTATCCGATCGGAGTGACGCCTGCGGGCGTGGTCCACAACCACGAATATGGCGCGACGGCGGACGGATCGAGCCTTTCGTGGAGCATCAAGTCCGCCGCGCAATATCTGAACGAGGCCGAGCAGACATTGCAGGTGCAGCGCATCCGCCCCGATTTCAAAGGGCAGACGGCGAACATCACATTGACCGCCTACGTCCGCGCGCACCCGCAATCCAGCGCTACGACAAAGGGGCCTTACACGCTCGCCACATCGACGGTGAAAAAGGACATCCGATTTACCGGGGCCATTGCCGAGCTGGAATGGGCGGGGACCGGATATGCGCGGTTCGGCAAGCCCACGTTCGATGCGATCGGGGCGGGGAGCAGATGATCGACGAATACCTTCGCTTTCGCAACGGCTTTGCGGAGGCGATGGACCCGCGTTTCTACACGATCCAGTATATCGACCACCTCTATCTAGATGGCCGCGCCAAGATGTTCTCGAGCGAGAATGCGGCGATCCTCGCAGAAATCAAAATCTACCCAACGAACGCAAAGGCCGTCCACGGCCTCTACGCCACAGGGAAACTGGATGAGATCGTGAACGTGCTCATTCCCCAGGCAGAGGAATGGGGCCGCGCCAACGGGTGCGAGCACGCCTTCATCGACAGCCGCGAGGCTTGGCAGCGCATCCTGAAGCCGGCGGGCTTCGACACCTACAAAGTGGCCTTGATCAAGGAACTATAATGGGCAGCTTCAAAAGCAAAAGCAAGACGACGCCGATCGTTGAAGAGCCGATGAAAACCAACCTTACCGATTATGCGGGCAAGGTATCGGACTTTCTAGAGACCGATCCGTCTCAATATGTCGCTCCGGCCTCGCCGCTCCAGCAGCAGGCGTTCGCTGGTGCGCAGAACCTTGGCGGGTGGCAGGCGCCGCAACAGCAGGCGCTGGGCATGGCACAGGGCGCGGGAGCCGCGGGAGCTTCGACCTATCAGGCCCCGCAGCTCGGCGCCGCCAATCAGGCCGCGGGCGTGAACATCGCCGCTGCCCCGAAGGCGGACGCGCAGAGCCTTCTGACCAACATCCAGTCGTATATGAACCCGTACACCGATCGGGTGGTCGATAGCACGCTCGCCAACTATGACGACTATTCCGGCCAGCAGGCAGCGGCCCTGCAATCCCAGCAGGCGCGAACGGGCGCGTTCGGCGGCTCGCGCGCGGGTGTTGCTCAGGGGCAGTTCGAGGCCGACAGGGGAAGGAATCGCGCCGCGACCGAGTACGGGATGCGCTCGGATGCCTTCAACACGGGCGCCATGCTATCCGGTCAAGATGCCGATCGCCGGCAGAACGCGAGTTTCTTCAACATCGGCAACGAGCAGCAGCGCAACATCTCGCAAGCGGGCTTCGACTCAAGCCGGAACATGTACAACACTGGGGCGCAGAACCAGTTCTCGTTGGCGCAGGGCGGGTTCGACGCCGACGCGGCCCGGTTCAACGCCTCGGCTCAGGAAGCCCAATACCAACGCGCGCTACAGGCCGCAGGGCTCACCGCAGACATTGGGCAGAGCATGGGCGCCAACGAGCGCGCCGATCTCGGCCTCACCGCCGACCTCGGGCAGGTTCAATATCTGATCGACCAGGCCCGTCTCAATGCCGTGCCAACGCAACTCCAGATGGCTGGTGATCTCTACGGCAACATCCCGCAGGCGTCCTACATCGGCTCTCTCACCAAGGGCACGACGCCCTGGGGTCCCTCCGCCATCAACGCGGTCGGCAACATGGCATCGAGCGCGGTCACGAAATTCTCGGATCGCCGCCTCAAGCAGAACATCGAAAAGGTCGGCGAGCTTCGGGATGGCCTTGGCGTCTACGAGTGGGACTATCGGCAAGACGCCGGCATCGACCTCGCCCGAGACCGCCAGTTGGGGGTGATGGCAGACGAGGTGGCCGCCCTTCGGCCTTGGGCGCTGGGCCCGGTGACGCAGGGTTTCGCCACTGTCGATTATAACCGATTGGGGGGATGAAATGAGCTTCTTCGGCTCTTCTAGGGGCAAGCCCTCGTTCTTCAGCGACCCAATGTTCGCTGGGTTGGATATGAGCGGGTTCGACCCCAGCGGACTTCAGAACGCGATCGATGAAAACGCGGCGGCTCCTAAGCCTAAGCGCAACTTCGGTGATAGCACCCTCGGCGCAATCATCGGCATCCTGGGCGATGGTGCGCTTGGCTTTGTGGGCCAACCAGCCGTCTACGGGCCGTCGATCGCCGAGGGGAGACAGCGCCAGCAGAAGATGATGGAGGAGTACGAGAAGCGCCAGCGCGAACGTGCGGAGGGGCGCGAGGAAAAGAAGTGGGAGAAGGAACATCTGAAGGACCCCTATGTCCCCGACGCCGAAAAGCAGGCGCAGTATTACGAGAGCATTGGCGATGTCGACACAGCGGCCGACATTCGCGCCAAGGCCAGGATGGTCCCAGTTCAGCAAGCCGATCCGAACACTGGGGAGGTGCGCTATCAGTACGTGCGCCCCACCACGCTGATGGGTGGCGGCTCGCAGCCCGCAGCCCCGACCACTGATCTGCCGCGCATATCCACGCCCGGAGAGGCCGCCAAGCTCCCGCCGGGCTCGTGGTTCATTGCCCCCGATGGCTCTAGGCGCAAAGTCCCAGGAGGTGCGGCCCCGTCAAACGGGCCGGGAATGTTTCCCCGACCCTACTAAGGCGCCGGGGCGAATGACGAGCGGCCGGCGCACTCCAGAGGGCAACCGCCTTGTTGGCGGCGTGCAGAACAGCTGGCACGTTACGGGCGACGCGGCTGACTACGTTGGGACGACGCCGGAAGCGCTGCGACAATATTATGGGCCGGATGCAAAGATCATCCCGGAAAAAGACCATGTTCATGTGCAGAAGCGCGGTCTCAACGCTCCATTTTATGGGCGCCGCGGCACATTCGGATTGAGAGGGCGAT